GGCATATTATTAACGAATGTGCTAATATCATTAGCACTTACTGAACCATTAATAGAAACAACAAAATTTTGAATTTGTTCTGTCAATTTAATATCTCCCAAACCAGTTTTCTTTTTGCCTTTTGACTTCTTTTGAGATTTTATTTCGTCTTTTCCATTCATTAATCGTACTTCTATGTTGGCACCACTTGTTGGAAGCTCTAAAAGAAATGTATTATCAGCAGTCCGTTGAACTTCTGTTAACTCAGAATTACCGCCTTCATTAATAACTAATTGATTTAAATCAAATTCATGACGTGCTGTTGTTGCACATACTGGACATGTAACGTTTGTAATATATTCAGGGCCATAACCAGTCTTCCGCGTTGCAATAATTAGAGCATTTCTATCTCCTGTCAGAAGACTTGCCGGATCGATCGTTTTATCAACTATAACGTTCTTTAAAAGTCGATCGATAGCTAAACCCTTTTGTAAAAGAGTACGTGACGTTAAAATATCTTCTTCTTTGGCTGTCATATGTCTTATTTCAATATAAGACTGTCCTGAAACAGGATGTTCATCTGAATAAAATCGACCACCAGAAGGAATATCAATTAATTCAGTAGGGACAACATAAGAAAAAGAGAATGATTCATTATCTGTTTCATCAGTATGCACTGGCGGTGTTGGAGGTACGTCAAAACCTCCGGATGTCGCCGCGGTGCGATCTAAATTTCTAGACATTTTTACCTCTATTTATTAATTTTTGAAAATTATTTAATCTTTTCAGCATAATCATAACGTATAACTAAATCAATGTTAACTAAATCTTCAGTTTCGTATGATAATTCTCCAAACTTAGCTTCTTTGATCCATGGATTATATAATCTCCACATTTCAATAACGCTACTATCAGCACCATATTGAACAAGTTTTGTTTCTCCCATGGCTGCGACGGCCGCTTTTCTATTAACAATAGAAACACGGGATTCTTCAGCGCTAGTGGGGAGTCTATAACCAGATTTTTCTAATATTTCAACCATGAGTTTGGATGCGTCCGGATTAACAGGATCTACAAGAGTAACGTTAATGGGCTCCCAAACCACATTTCCAGGGTAGTAGAAGGTATGATTTAAGTACTTATGTACGCCTTCACCTACGGTAAAAGATGGTTTTGTAACCTTCTTGACAAGATACTCCGCGAAATTTGGACCGTTGTTAAAAGTAAACGTCCATCGATAAGCTCTTTTAGGTGCCGCTTCGGGCGATGACCAAAATGTTCCCATATTTTTGTTTCTCCTCCACTAACTAGGTTGTAAATTTAAATTAATCTTCAAAAGATGCTCCAGAATCCGTAATTACGAAATCTAAGGCAATAAACTCAATTGCTTGAGCTGGTTTTAAGAATATCTTTGCATAAAGAATATTTCTATCAATTAAGTCTGCAGTTGTTGTAGTCTCATCGAGAATAACTTTGTAATCTGCCAAACCTAATCGATGTTTAATGCCTGACAAGAACGGGTTAACTCTTCCTAGGAATTGATCCCATGTTTGTTGGACATTTTGTTGGAATAATGTCGTAGCCGAAATTCTAGAAATTTCTTTTTTCACATAAATCATAAGCCTTCTAACATTAATTCTATCCAAAGCCGATTGCTTTGTTTGAAGAGTTTTCTGTCCAAACACCACAATACCCTCTGAAGGGAATGACGCAATTGGATTAACGTTAACTTCATAAAGTTTATCTCTATTCTTCGCGGTTAGCTTATCCCTAACGTTTATTACCGGAATACCTGCGGCGCCATCTGTAATACCACCACGAGTAAATCCAGCTGGAGCAAACCAAAGTTCGCTAGCTCTTTCAGAGAATGAAAGTACTCCCATCGCGATTACTGAAGGTGGCACCCAAACAAGAGACCCATCAATGGTATCTCTAACTTGGCACCAAGGATAATAGGCAGCTGCGTAACTTGTATTAAGTTGTCTAGACTTAAGATTAGTGACAGTAGTTGCCACACTTCCAAGTCTATCAGCTAACGCATCTGTATTTTCTGTCTCTGGCACAAATCCACCCTTAAGGTCTACAAGGGCCATGGCATCACCTCTGTCCTCACAAGTATTCATGAGAAGATCTGTCAATCCAGAATATGTAACACCGGGCACTGAAGCCAAGTTATACTCAAGATATTCAGGATCAGAAGCTGTGTCAATAGATCTTTTAATGCTATAATAAGCGTAATTATTAGTTTCGGTAGGTGTTGTTCCACCTTCCCATTGACTGTTCCTAAATGGTTCTGCTTCTTTGATATCTAATCCATCAAATCCGCCATTTAAAACAGTTGTAAATCTATCATATTCAGCATCGAGAACAGAACTATAATCTTTGCCTTCTCGTGCAGTAATAGCTCTGGTTCCGTCCACAATATTTAAGTGAGAACCAGATTTATATACAGCATGTCCATTCGAAGCTGTACAGATATTATCTAATGAGAATACCCATTGATATTCCATCTGTGCATAGCTTGAAGGATCCCAGTTGGCCTCTTCGCCAAAGTCAGAAGGTACAGGCCTTAAGAGATCAGCGACGCTTTCTTCCACGATCCTTCCGCCGCCTAGGCGATGTACATCAACGCCCCAGAAAGCATCAGTAGCTTTTGGAAGAGAACCAGATTTCGAGGAGACTCTTAATGGAAGCGACGGGAAAGCAAAAGTACCGGTATATTCATAACCAACATTTGCAAAATTGTTAGCATTTCCCTTAGCTCCATGGAAGTCACTTCCGCCTATTACAAATGATGCAGTCGCATAGGACCTAAAATCGCCATGTGCTTGGCTAGGAGCGTGTGCTACCGACGAGCCACTAGCAATTCGGAATGTTTTAAATCTAGCGGGACCAAAAACTCCAAATGGCAAGCTTTTATTATTAATTTTACTTTCAACAACATCAGAATGCATTTCAACTCTGACATATCTAGAATTATTAAGAAAATCACCGTGTTCCACGTATCGTTTTTGAGCATCATCCCACACCAATTTAACATCGCCAACTTTTCGAGCAACGTAGTTTGGCGAATTTGGATTCAAATTACAGTTAGAAAATCTTTCAAGAACACCCGGAGCGTTATCTGAATCAGACATTTTACGTATAACAAGAGTAAAAGTGCCGTAATCAGATGTACCAATTTGAGAAACTTTGATATCTTGAATAGAGACCTTAAGGTTTCTTTGTTCCCATTCTCCACCATAAAGTGTATGAAATCTGAAAAGCTTTTGTTGATCTTCAATATTATATCCAGATGGATCACCAAAGTTTTGTTCAATATACCAACCTGTTCGGGCACTTTGGAATCCCATTCGGAATTTCGAGCCCTTGTAGGTAGTAGTATTTGTATTTTGCAGTGGTAAGATAATTCCATACTGCAGCCCAGCAGTATTGCTGGTGACTTTTTCCGACAGATGACGATCATATGTTGATCCCAACCAATAATTTGTTGTTGTAGTCGAAATTGTTGGATTTGAAACTGCCGGATTTGTATTAAATACCTTACGAATATATTTTTCTGAATCTTTGTCAAAGTTGAAGGTATAAGTTTTAGCAGTACCATCATAATCTGTTATAACAGTTCTAAACTCTTTATTCGAACCATGAGATTGAACCAAAGTTGCTGCACCCTGGACACTACCACTAGTTGCGATTCTATGTGCTCCACTTAATTCAATTTTACCTTTATTAACATAGAAAACTGCTGCTAAAGCACCTGTTAAATTCCGATTGAGTCCACCAGTAAGATAGAATTCACCAACAGAACCAGTAGAAAGACTAGATCCGGAGTTTTCCTGACTTGCAAAAAAGACATGATGGTGTGTGCCTGCACCGGAAACATGAATCAGATTACCGACATTGCCGCCCAGATCTGCAGTTAAATCAATTCTAGCTCCCGGTCCCAGTTTGGCTGTCAAGCCCTTAACGCCATATGTTCCGACTTCGGATCCATAAACTAAGTTAACTGACGATGTGTGGTTACCATTAATAGCTGCCACAATCTGTGCTTGCAAACCACCACCTAAAGTAACGTGAGATGCCGAAACCCTAATTTGATAAGGATTACCAATGTTTTCTAGGGCAGCTGCGCCCGAAACAGTATAATGAGTAGAAGATGTAACAACGATCTCAACTGTCTTGTTACCAACGTATCCACCAGCTTCTTCCGGAATATAAATCCTTAATCTATTAGCCCTCGAACCACTTGCGAGGGTGTCGCCGCCTACCCCGGAACCAAAATCGCGTGGGAGGTAAAGTTGCTGAAGAAGCTGACTACCTTTAATTAAACTTCCTGTCGCGTGGTCGCCGGCATATGGGCCTTCGCGCAAAGTTAAACCAGTAGCGCGGTGGCCATCACCGCCCAGGAGCGTGAAAGCCGAGCCAGATACAGCGCCTGCTTGAGTTCCAATACTCGAACCAAAATCACTTTCCACTAGAAATAAACCGTATGCGCCGCCCGAAGAAGACAATAAAGTATTAGGTGTATTTGCTGTTTGCCAGCCGGCATAGCCGGCCGTTTCAGCACTAGTATGTTGTCCTCCCATTAAACGAATGAAAGTTAATGGGGAATTATTACGTAACCATGATTGGGCTGCATAGCCAGCATATGTTGGCGCACTGTAATTTCCTTTGCGCCAAGTGTCAACGTTTTTGCCGCCAGGAAGTGGGTTTCCAAAAGTTTCTACATACTCAGAAAATGATTCAACTCTAACAGGCACCATTCCAGGACCTTTCTCTGCGCGGCCTATAACAAGAGGGCCAATCCTTTCCGGGAGTGCTGGTAGTTGTGAATTATCAATTTCTGTAATAAAAACTCCAGGTGAAACAAATTTAAACTTGTTAGATGGATTTGGCATGTTTTCGGTTCTCCTTGTAACTATAATTAGCAGATATGTTATTGTAATTTACAAACAATTTCTTAAGTAAATAGTCATTTACATTTCAAAACTCCTTTGAAACTCTAATCAATCTCTATAAAATCCTTCTACACCAATATGGTCTAGAGTATCTTCTAATACTACTCTCTCTCTTCCCATCTTAAATTCTACAGCATTTTCTTTTAAAGTGATTTTGGGGCGCTCTTCATTTTTGTTATTTCCTATCAAATGTCCCAAAACTTTAATTTCAAAATCTGTTTTATATCTTCTTTCTTCTTCGCCTAATTCAGCCACATTCGAATCCAAGCTAAAATCTGACTGCATAAAACTTTCATATTGGTGCCCATTTCTAGAAACGGCAAAATAATTAATTGCACGAGTAAGATTAAAGAAAGGAGTTAATATTTCATTTAATTGTTGCTGGTATTCAGTGCGCACTGAAATTTTGTATGTTAATTCTATATAAATTGGCACAGGAATTGATACAGTATTATAAACAACTTTATTATTTTTTCTTGGGAAATTAACTTGATTAGTTCTACGTTTCATATGAGCATTTGCAAAATTTGATGTTTTTTCTTGATTTATTTCTCTAGAAATTATTATTTTATTTCCTCTAACTCTGGACATCGCGCCGATATCACCCCAAATTCCGCCTTTCTTTGTTAGATCTTTAATTATCCCAGTTCTTTCAACTGTAATCGCTGGTAACTTGAACATTCCAGATCCATCTCTAAGATCTTTATCATTTTTGATTTGATAGGCGCGCTCGGCTGCAACCCAAATTACAGGAATTTTTTCAAAACCTTTTTTTGTAGTGCACCGAATGTCCATTTCGTCTTTAATAAAATCAAAAAGAGCGAAATCAATATTTTCGATTGTTGAAGGTTCTATTATTTTAATTGTCTTATCCGCCATCGAAAGTACCCTCTCTTGCGCGGATGCATTTGGCCGCAATTTCAAATCTATAATCAACTTGCCCAAAAAGTTCTTTTGGTTCAGTCAAGGTTACAATTTCATAATGATAT